TCGCAGCAAGAGCTGCCAGCTGTAAATCAAATCCTACAGTCATGTGGTCAAGCGCCTGTGACAACCCTAGATCAAACCAACCCGGACGTTGCGATTGCCTATCAGACTTTGTTAGAAGTCTCACGGGAAGTACAGGCGGAAGGATGGTCATTTAACAAGGAAGGACATTATGAAATGGTTCCTGACACAAACAAAGAAATACTTATTCCGAATAACGTATTACAGATTGACGCTACACGCAATGCATCCAATGTTGAAATGGATGTAGTACGTAGATCTGGCAAGCTGTATGATAAAGCAAATCACACATATACATTTGAACAGAACTTGTCATGTGACATTGTCTGGTTGTTCGATTGGGTAGACCTACCAATTCCTATTGCTGACTACATCACTTGTAAGGCTGCAAGTGTAGCTTCTGCACGTCTTGTCAGTGACCCGGATCAATACCAGATTCTTGAAAACAAGGCAGCATTCTCTAGAGCTATGGCTATGGAGTATGAATGTAACCAGGGTGATTACACCATCTTCGGACATCCTGGCGATACCAATACATATAGAAGCTATCAACCGTACAACGCACTATACCGATAAATGCCTGCAGTAACTCAACGGATACCTAACTATCTTGGTGGAGTATCTAAACAATCAGATGATAAAATGCTACCCGGTCAGGTCCGTGAGTGCTACAACGGATTTCCCGATGCAACATACGGACTGACAAAGAGACCAGGGTTTAAGCATATTGCGAACTTAGGTACAGGAACTACATACGACGACGCTAAGTGGTTCTTTATCAATAGAGATGACGATGAAATCTATATTGGTTGTATTAAAGGCAACAATATTTACGTATGGAATGCAGTAACTGGTGTTGCTTGTACCGTGACATACGGAACAGGCGCTCAAGCATACCTGTCAGGTACAAAACTAAATTACAAACTGCTGACTGTACAGGACACAACAATTGTAATTAACGATAGTGTAACTGTTGCAGCTCAAGCCACACCAAATACAGTCAGCGATGGTGTAGCAACAATTGTGCTGGAAAGTTCAGCGCCAGATATTAAATACTACATTAAAATTCAAGACGTTGAATTTACTGTAACTGCACACGGAACAGATTTTAGTTTTGATGATGTGCTGACAGATAAGTCAGGTCACAACATTAAAGATGCTATTGTTAATGGTATTGCTGCCCAACAGTCAGCTAGTAATGCGGCATTTAATGGAACGTGGACAGTAACAAGAAATGGTAATGACAGTCTAGATATTACTCGCGTGGTTAATGGTGCAGCAACCTCCTTTAGTATTGAAGCAAGAGGTGGCAATTCAAATAGTTCTGTCACAGCATTCCAAGATGAAGTATCTAGTGTTGGCATGCTTCCACTTGAATCTTATGATGGACATGTTGTTAAAATCGTAAACACAGTAGCAACAACTGACGATTATTTTGCAAGGTTCAAGGCTGATAATGGTACAGATGGTAGAGGTTTCTGGGAAGAAACAATCTCACCTCATGTATCACCAGGCTTAGACAATACTACAATGCCGCACGAGCTGATTAACAGCTCTACAAACACATTCGTTTTCCAGAAGATTGCGTATGATAATAGGTTAATTGGTGATGATACAACAAACAGTCACCCTAGTTTTGTTGGAGAAAAAATCACAGCAGGTTTTTTCCATAACAATAGACTTGGATTCTTGTCAAAAGACAATGTCATTATGAGCCGGTCAGGGAAGTATTATAACTTCTATTTTGAAACAGCTCAGACATCACTTGATTCAGACCCCATTGATATCAGTTGTTCATCAATCATTCCAACAGCACTGTATGCAGTACTGCCTACTGCACAAGGTGTGATCCTATTTTCAGCTAGACAGCAATTTATTCTGTTCTCTGATAGTGGAGTACTGACACCAACATTGGCAACAATCAGAGCTATCTCAAACTATGAGATGGACAACTCTGTAGTACCTGTTGACGTTGGTACAAACATCAACTTCATCAGTAAGACACCTGGATACACAAGAGTATTCAGTATGGTCACTAAGGGTCAACAACAGAACCCACAAGTTCTAGACCTATCCCGTGTCGTGAAGGAGTGGATTTCACCCAACATTGATCAACTTGTTTCCAGTCCACAGAACTCAATGATTGTTCTGTCTAGTCAAGCAGAAAGGGAACTGTACATCTTTAGGTATTACACCGATGGTGAGAAGAACCTAATGGAAGCCTGGACTAGCTGGATCATGCCAGGCACTACGCAGTTCACGACTATCGACACTGACGATATGTACGCCGTTACCAAGCAAGGTAACCAAGTAGTGTTGTTAAAAGCAGCATTAAGTCAAAGCCCAGAGCAAGCAATCATTGTCAATAACCAAGGAGAGAAGGTTAACCCTTCTATTGATCTATATGCAACAGCATCAAGCGTTGTGTATGACGCAACTAATAAAGTCTCAAAATGCTATCTACCTTACAATGACGTAGCAGATCTCACTCCAGTATTGATTATCAAGGGTGATACAAGTACTGGTAGCTTTGTTGAGTCAGGGTTTACGGTTACACCAGAACGTGCGAGTGATGGAACAGGACCATACTTCATTGTAAATAACAAAAATCTTACAAGTGTTGCTTCAGATGTAATCGTCGGTTTTAAATATAACTTTGACGTACATCTACCTACAACGTACTATCGACCTGAAGAGAAACAAACAGACTTTACAGCTAACCTAACAATTGCAAGGATGAAATTCTCTGTAGGATTGTCAGGTGTAATGAGCTTTAAGATCCAAGCTAAGGGTAGAAGTGAATTTACAACTACGCAACCAGTAATTGAAGCCAATACATATTTAGCTAACGACGTACCGTTAGATAATCAAAATGTATTTACAGTATCAATTCATCAACGAACCGAAAACTTTAAGCTCAGAATGTTTAACAACACACCATTCCCAGTTGCAATCAACGCAATGATGTGGGAAGGCAACTACACACCTAGATTTTATAGGAGGAAATAATGCCACTTGGCACTGTATTAGGCTGGGTCACAGGAAATACCGCTGGCAAAAGAAACAACGACAAGCGAAGAGCGGAAAATAGGGCATACGAAGCTGCTAAAGATCAGTGGCGTGACATTGAGAGAGAAAGAAAGGCGCAATATGACTTTCAACAAGAACAGTATGAAAATCAGAAAGCGGAAGCTGAGGAGTCTATACGCTTTCAAGAAACTGGATTACGTCAGCAATATAAAAGTGCACAAGAGATACGTGATTATGAATTTAAGGTAGCTAATGATGCCTATGATAAGTCAGTAAGCCAAGCAACTAATCAAAAAACCTTTAATCAAATGGCTGCTTCGGTAGCCACTACTCAGCAAAACAATAAGTTAAAGGATGATCTTTTAGGAGTCTTATTTGAAGAAACTCAAACAATTTTAGACTACAAAGCGAATAGCACTGGTCTAAAAATGAATAGGCAGAATGCGTTGATACAAGCTGACTTCAAGGAAGCTGGTAACAAAGCAAAGCTGCAATTTGATATGGGTTCTTTTGCAATACAAAGAAACCAGAAGCGAAGTGAAAGCAAGATTGAAGTACAGAAAGCAATTCTTGAGGGCATGAAGGCTGCTGGTCAGTTGAGAGCTAGAGGTACGGCTGGTAGATCATCTGCAAAGAGTGTCCTAGGTGTACTAGCTGAATCAGGAGCCATGCAAGCTAACATTGCTAATTCACTGATGTATGCAGAACAAGGTATTGATATAGGGGTTGCGCAGCTGCAAGACATGTTTATCCTTGATCAAGCAATGGTTCTTGCTAGTAGAGATAAAGCCCTGAATGATTTTGATTATGGTCAGGGAAAGCTGGATATCAAAGATGAATTAGATACCAAAAAAATTAAAGCTACTAGAGATAGTATTGAAGCAAGAGATGCTGTGGTAAGGCAGGAAATCATAAATGCACGTTATCAGGCAGATCTCAACGCCGAGGCAGCAAAACTGCTGAAGCCTGAAAGAATGCCTGAACTGGCTAATCCAGATGATGTGTATGCAGAGTACGACAATCCAGAAACTGAGGATTACGTAGAACTATTCTTTAGAACTACACCACCCGAATTCCCAGAATACGTACCGACAAGAAAACCAGAAAAAGATGATTTTAAATACTCGCTTGGACGTGAGAATGAAGCAGCAGCAAATATTGGAGGAGCATTAGGCCTTGCGTCATTGGTAACAGGTGGCATTGGTGCAATGGGAGGTTCAATAGGAACATTTGGCCTTACTAATCCTATTAGCAGTACTCAGTTAACACAATTTAGTAACTGGTTAAACGGTGGACGATCAATCTTCGGGAGCGGACGATAAATGGCACAATTTAGATCAAGTTCAACAGAAGGTAGTTTTAAAGGTAATCAAACAACCGTACCTGACGAAGTACAAAAACTTCAAAGGGCAGGTGAAAGAAGACTGAGAGGTATGACTGATGCTCAGGCTCAGCTTGAGCAAAACCGACGAGTCTTTGAAAGAGCACAATCCATTAACCAAAGACTTACAGCACAAGGTAGTGACGCAGCTAACAGAGTACGAAGCCAACGGTTAAGTACAGTCAAAAGCAACGCTGAACAAGCTTGGGAGATTGAAGAAAAGCAGAATGAAAGAAAGCGTAAAGAAAAAGAAGCTACACTTAAACAACTATCACAGTTTTCACAAACTGCATTTAATTTAGCAGCAGGTATTGTCAAACTAAACAAAGAAAACTTTGAAAAAAAGGTTAATCAACTAGCACTAGTAAATAGCTTTGATAGCGACACATTGAATTCCATTTCCCAGCTAGATAGGGAGATGACGATGGCTGAATATCAAAGGACAGACTTTGTTCAGGAGTCGGTAAAAGCTGGTAAAACTCAAGAGTGGGTTGACGTTACTTATAATCACCTACTGAAAGGTGGCGGCTATACAAACTACATTGAAGTGGCTTCGGTTTTAAAAAACCAAGGTCTAAGAGATAGTACTGCTTATCAAGAAGTTCTGGCAGATTCTACGTTAACACCTGAAGAAAAAGAACGTAAGATTAACCAAATTGAAGCAGAAAATGTTTCAAGACTGACAGTAAACGGCAAAACACCTAGTGCTGAAATTCTTGAGGAACATTATTTTCCTGCACTAAGACGTGCAAAACTTCTTGCTCAAACAGAGATTGGTAATGAGAGAAGAAAAATTGTTGAATTTGAAACTGAAAACCAGAGGATTCAACAATACAAAGTTGCCATGCAAGGTGATGGCAGTCAGCTTGAATATCAGGCTGGATGGTCCTTGTTTCAAACAAAACCGTCAAAAGAGAACAGATTAGAGTTCACAAAATTAGCTCTCAACATGGGTAGTCTGGAAGATAATATCAGACTTAAAGAAGCTAAGTTTGAAGGTCCAAATGGAACAATGGTTTCATTAATGGATTATCCAGATACCAAGGATATAATTGATAGAGCTATTAACGAAAAGAGACGGGAAGCAAAGACACTCTATGATGAAAATGTTCAACTTGAGTATGCTGAACGAGAGTTAAAGCTTGAAGAACTTGCTGATAGGTTGAGTAATGACGAAGACAGATTAACTGAATCTGACTACATGCGTATAAAGCAATATGCAAAAGATAACTTTCCTCCTGGACATAATAGCCAGGTAATTGAAAGCCTCGCAGATTTTACTGTAACAGCACAAGCTACTCCGCGAATGACGGAAGAACTAGATGAGTATATTGAATCTGGATATGCCACATTAAACGGTTTAGAAGCTTTTGGACAATTACCACCTGACCTAAGAAATTATGCTATTGACAGGATTAATAAGCAAGCAAAGATCCTAAATTCAAGTGAGTATCAATCAGCAATAGAAAGTTTTGATAAGACTATAAAAGGTGCAATCAAAAGTTCTTCTGGAATAGATTTTGTTCCAGGTGGTTATAACAGCCCTGATCTTCAATGGTACGCAGGGCAGCAACGTGCAAAGTTTCTATCAAGATTAAAGAACTATAGTGCTACTACAGCTGATATAAATAAAGCAATTGAATTAGCTCAGAACGATACGATTAATGCCATTAGAACAGAACTTGATGCTCCTGGAGCAGTTACAAAGACTGGTGGTCTAAGTGCTTATCAGGACTATCTAAATTCTACTAAAGATGATAGTAGAAAGGCAAGGAATATGGCTAGGTCAATCATACTTTTTAGTGGAAGTCCAGACTCAAAAACAAATGGAAAACCCGACGCTAAGAAGTGGGTAGATAAATTTTTTAACGGAGGACAACAAATTATCGAAGCGACTGAAGTATATCAACGTACAGGATCAACAGCATTTTTTGAAGAGCTAGGAAGACAAATACAGTTTGAAGAAGCAAAAGCACCTTGGGAAGTGCAGGCATGGTTCGCTGAGTCAGTCGATGGATTGGAACCAATTGAACCGCCGACTACTTGGGAAGCAGTTAAAGAGGATGTTACTAGAGAACAAAGACGCATTTTGTTTGGTAATGAGTCAGCTACACAGGAAAAGGTAAGAACACTGCGTGAGATTGCTAGAGACAGACTCCCTGTAAGACCTGCTTATCAAGTAGCAGAATCTAGGCCAATCAGTTCTTTTGCTGAACAAGCGAGAGGACAGGTTACGTTTGACACTGGTCAACCTGGAATCGATGTATTTTTTGAGGATAAAAAATTTCCGGCAGTTCTTCCTGGAATAGTAAAGGAAGTAAGTTCTCAATATAATACTGATGGATCCGGCTATGGGAATTACATTGTCATCGAATCAATTGATCCTGAAACAAATGAACCGGTTGATGTTCTGTATGGTCACTTAGCCGATACTGCTCAATTTAAACAGGGAGATAGTATTTCTGAAGGACAGATAATTGGAAAGCAAGGAGGAACAGGAAGTGTACGAAGTGTTGACGGCACAATTGCTTCGATAGATTTCCTTGCACCTGCTGCTCCAGGCAGTGGTTCTATGAAACCATATGCAAATTACGACTCACTCAGGAGGCGTATCGCACGGGATCTTGGGTTTAATTAAATGAATGAAGAAGAACTACTTGGTGAATACACAGAAGAACAACTAAGAGATCTTCGAAGGCTTAGTGCTGATGGAGAGCTTTTAGGTGACACACCATTACAAACAGAAACAACCAACACACCAACGGCAACTGAAAACACTCCAGCTCAGCCTGAAGTACAGCCGCAACAAACAGAAGAAAAACCTAAACTTAGAGAGGTTGTAAAAACAAGTCCATTCAGAAATGAAGATGGATCTCTTAATTGGGATAAGTTAGATAAGTACGGCAGGGAAGGTGATTTTGACCTACCTGCCGGTCTTTGGGATTTTGCTGCACCAATCATTAATTTGATTCCAGGTGTAACAGCTAAACCAGTACCTAAGTTTGAAAATGAGATGGCTCAAACTGTAAGAGAAATCTCATCGGTTGTTATCCCAACAATGGTATTAGGTGCAGGTGGTACAACACGATTGGGAGCAGCTGCGGCTAATGTAAAGAATGCAAGAGTTGCAAAAGTACTTACTGACCCATTAGCAAAGAAGTTAGGTAACGCTGCTTTTAATGCAGGTGCAGGTGCATTTGTAGATTATGTGGTTCCAATGAACCAAACTGATGACAACCTTACAGGTAGTCTGAAAAAGATGTGGCCACGGTCACTTGGTTGGATTCCAGATAATATCGCTACATTAGACAGCGATGCTCCAGAAACTAAGCGTTGGAAGAATGTACTAGAAGGTACGTATCTAGGTTTGGCTACTGACCTGTTAACAGGGTTCAGTAGACTAACTGCACAGGTAGATGGTACACATCAAACAACTAAATGGATCCCTGAAAACGAAACAGGTGAAGCTTGGCTTAAACAAAACCAAGTAATTGATGATCTACCTGAAGATGTTGTAGAACGAGCTGCTGCTAAACGATCAGATGACTTAGATGAAATTGGTTCTTATAACGCAGACAAGGCAACAGATCCAACGGAAAGCATCTTTGGATATCACGATGTATTTGCCACACAGGAGTCAGGCATCAGGTCAGTAGATGACTTCGGTATCGTAGGTGCTTCTGTCGATGTAGTGCGTATTAACAACAACCTAGGCACAAGCTATGGACGTGTTGGAAGCGTTATGTCTGAAGGTGCTCTTAAGTTTGCCAATGAAAGCGGAGAGAATGCTGAGCTTGTAATCCGTGGACTAGCTGAAACATTGAAGGATGCTGGTCAATACGGATACAAAATCAGTGATAGCAGATACATTTCTCATGCTGAAATCGTGGAATCAGGCGACAAGCTTGCCAATGATTTCTATGAAATGGATCTTGCTGAGCTAAAGAGGACTATTACACCTGGCAGTATCTATCAACCTGGACGTGATGCAGATTCAGGTGTAGCTGAAATGACATCTGAGGCTTATGCCGGAGTCATGGGGGCTATTAAGAAGTACATGGATGACTTCATCAATATGGATGAGGCTAAAGCCAGAGCATACGTAGCTACATCACTGGGCGGTCAAGTCAGTGATATGGCTATGGGTAAGCGTCTGACTGAAGGTTCAGGTTCAATGGTACGAGCACAGGAACAGATCTTAGATCGTGTTGAGTTCTTGATGGCTCAGAAAGCTCAGACTTCTTATATCCGTGGTAGAGCACTTAATCAGCTCAACCTGTGGAACAGGATGACACGTACTGGAAGCAAAGCATATGACGGTGCTTATGCTAAACGTATGGAGAATCTAATTAAAAATGAGAAGAACAGTACTCTTAGGACAATTGAACGTATTAAGCAGGAAACAGCAGAAACAGTTGATAATCTACGGAGCATCAATAAAGAAAATCCTGAGATGCTAGCTCCGCTGATGATGGCATATGAGCTTACCGATGGTAATGTCAAAACCATCACGGCTTTAAATAATTACGTTAAACAATCAACGTCTGTTTGGCAAAAAGCCTTTATTGATCTGCAGCCAGATATCCCGTCAGTCATCAACAGAGCGTTCTATGCCAATGTCTACAACAGTGCATTGAGTGCCTTCGCTACTACTGGTAAAGCAGTCATTTCAGGCAATCACCTGATGGTAGAAAAACCGCTTAGGCATTTTGCTGGCGCTTTAATGTCGGGTGATATTCAAACGGCACGCCGTGGACTATATCAATACAGCAATACTCTCGATAGCGTGAGGAGAGGATTGGGATATATGAAGCAGATCTGGAAGAAATCATCTATTGATCCAGGCGTCATTAATCCAAGAGAAGACATTGTACTGAAGAATACAAAGCAGATAGAAGTACTACAAGCATTTGCTGATGCCAAGGCAGCTAACGATGAATACGGTCCTCAATACTTGATGGAAACCATTAAAGCAATGAATGATCTTGCTGATCATCCTGTAATGCGTTTTGGTACAAGGTCAATGCAAGCAATGGATGGTTTTGTACAATCTATGATTGCTGACTTTGAAGCTAAAGGTTTAGCTTTTGATCAAATTACTGAGGGTGGTACTAAAGCATTTGACGATAAAGCTGCAGAAGCTGTCTTTAAAAAGGCACATGCAGAGATGTTCAATGAGAATGGAATCATCACTGATAAAGCTGTACAAAGAGCAGCTGGTGAGATTTCATTGAATCTGGACAACCAAGCAAATGATGCTTTATCTGGAATGATTGCAAGGATGCCAATCCTCAAACCATTCCTTTTGTTTACTAAGACACCACTTAATGAGTTAGCACTGACAGCTTCTTACAATCCAGTAGGTTTGTTTGTTAAAGATCTTAGGCAATTCCAACTGCCGTTTGATCAGATGCCAGTAGAAAAAGTAGAAGAACTACTTACTGCAAGGGGTGTAGAAATTGACCCATTCACTATGAAAGCAAAGTACAACGAAATCCGTGCCGACATGATGGGACGGAAAGCAGTTGGAACACTTGCTACTGGTCTTGCTGTTGGTATGTTTATGGATGACAGGTTGCATGGCAGCGGTCATTTTGACAGGCAGGTACAGAAGACAAGAAATGAAAGTGGGTGGAAAAGAAACTCAATTAGAGGTTTTGACGACAAGTGGTATAGCTATGAAGGCTTAGGTCCAATCACTAATTACATGCAGTTAATTGCAAATGTAATGGATAACTTTGATTCACTTGAACCAAACAGTATTGGTAAATTATTGAAGCAAAGTAGCTTTGTCTTATCAGCTTCCATCACAGATAAAACCTACATGGCTGGTATGGAACCATTCTTTGATGTATTGAGTGGTAATGGTGGTGCAATTAACAGGTGGTCAAGTAGCTTCCTCAGTGCTGCTGCTATACCTGGCTCTAGTCAAATGGCAGAGATTGCAAGACTGTTAGATCCAGGCTTGAAGGTTATCAACAATGATTTCCAAGGGATGATTCTTAATCGTGTACCTGGACTAAAAGGAACACTGCCAGTTAAATACGACTGGATTGAGGGTACTGAAGTAAACGTACCTGATTCATTCTTTGCTCGACTTAGGAACACCTATACACCTTGGAAAGAAAGCGGAAAGATCAGTCCTGAAAAACAGTTCTTGATTGATATTGAATATGACGCAACTGCTACCCTTGGGACTAACGGTAAAGGCACACGACTAACTAATGAACAACAGTCGCAAGTTTTAAATTACTTAGGTAAAGAAGGGACGTGGAAAAAAGCCATTAAAAAGGTAATGGCTGAAACGGAAGGCGGTGCTAAAGGATTTAGGGAAAGGCTAAGGCAAGCTCAAGCCACCGCAGGAGATGCTGCGACACCAGACATCTTTGAGCAAACACACATTAAACTAGACAAGTACTTGAGAGATGCAATTGACGATGCAATGGCTCTCTCTCCAGAAAATAGCAAGGTACAAAGGAAACAGCTAATAAATGATCGCCTTAAGAGTTATCTCCAAAGAGGTGATGCAGAAAAAGCTAATGAGTTCCTTGATTTTGTAGAAAGCGGTAACTTTTAACTAATGCGTAATGGCAACAACACACAACACATACACAGGTAATGGCAGTACTACTGCCTATTCCTTTACATTTCCATATTTAGAAACTACAGACATTAAAGTCAGTCTTAATGCTGTAGATACAACTGCATACACACTGTCAAACGCTACAACGGTATCCTTCACCACAGCTCCCGCAAGTGGAGTTGCGATTCGTATTTATCGTAATACTGATACTGACAACCTTAAAGCGAGCTTCTTTCCAGGGTCAGCTATTAAGGCTTCAGATCTAAATAACAACTTCACCCAAAACCTCTACGTCACACAGGAGACTGACTTCGACGTAGATACAGCAAATACCACTGCTAATACAGCCAAGACAACAGCTGATACAGCTATTGCTACTGCTAACGCGGCAACTACAGCAGCAAACACTGCGACGGCAACAGCTAACACAGCAAACACAAACGCTAGTGCAGCTGTCACTACAGCTAATAGTGCAAGCACAACGGCTACAACTGCAGCAACTAATGCAGCCAGTGCAGTCACTACAGCTAACACAGCATCAACTAATGCCAGTGCTGCTGTCACGACGGCTAACGCTGCTGATGCAAACGCTACGACTGCATTAACTAACTCACGAGAATCAGACGGTAGTGGTGGTTTTAATACAGCTATTGATAAAGCTAACACTGCTATCACCACAGCTAACAGTGCTAGTACAAGTGCTACTTCTGCTGTATCTACAGCGAACACTGCTAGCACTAACGCTACGAATGCGGTGAATACAGCTAACGCTGCTAGTGCTGCTGTATCTAGTGCAGCCTTCTATTCACCTATTGCTGCTTTAGCAAACCTTCCTGGAAGCCCTGCTGATGGTGACCGTGTGGAGGCTATCAACTCTACTGGTGTTGAAAGCAACAGTAATGTCACTGGTGTACCTACTGGGTTTACTGGTTCTACAGACCTTACTGTTCGACTTCAGTACAGCTCATCTTCTACAAAGTGGGAGTGGCAGCAATACTTCGCTGCTGACCCTGAAGGTCGTTACCTAACCAGCTACTTAGCTGTAGTAAAAGGTGACGGTACTTCTAGTGGACAAGTTGGAAAAATTACGCTCAACTGTTCTAATAATAATCATGGGGTGTCCATTCAATCACCACCTCATTCTGCAGGTGCTACTTATACGCTGACACTACCTAATGACACAGGAAGTGCAGGACAAGCACTAACTACTAATGGCAGCGGTGTTTTGAGTTTTGCCACGGTTGACTCTGCATTTATTGAAACACCACAGACAATTACAACTAGCAAAGTGATTGCTGCAAATACTAATGCAGGAATGATGGGACCGACAGTATCCCTCAATTCAGGTGTCACTATTACTGTCGGAGCTAATTCACAACTTACTGTACTTTCTTAATCATGGCATACGGAAAAATTAAAGCAGATGCAATTGTCTATGACAATAGCGGTTCTGATGTAGAAGTATCAACAGCTGCAATTACTAACAAAGCTAGTCTTGCTTCTCCAACATTCACTGGCACACCAGCTGGACCTACAGCATCACAAGGCACAAACACTACACAACTAGCTACTACTGCTTTTGTTAATGCAGAGATTGCTGCTGACCTTACGGCTGCAATTGGCAGCACTGTGCAGGCATACGATGCTGACACAGCAAAACGTGACACTACAAATACATACACTGCACTTCAAACAATGAATGCAGGGCTGGCTGTTGACGGACCTTACAAACAAACAGCAGAAGCAGTTTCAGCATTAGACATCGATCTAGCTACTGGTAACTACTTCACCAAAACAATCAACGGCAACTCTACGTTTACCTTCTCTAACCCACCTACAAGTGGTACAGCAGGTACATTTACGTTGGAACTAACTCATACATCTGGCACAGTTACTTGGCCAGCAAGCGTCAAGTTTCCTGCAGATACTGCTCCAACTCTTACTACTGGTAAGACCCACCTCTTTATGTTTGTCACCGATGACGGTGGTACAAGATATCGCGGTGCTGCTTTAGCTGATTATGTGAACTGATATGGATCCTATTACACAACAAACAGCACTAGCATCGGCTGGTGGTAAGAAAGATTCGGTTTACGTTGATGACGTATTTAGCACCTTTCTATTTGACGGTAATGGCAGCACGCAAACAATCACGAATGGGATTGATTTAAGCGGTGAAGGTGGAATGGTTTGGCATAAAGCTAGAAATCTTGCTCAGGGTCATTATCTTTTTGACACCGAAAGAGGTCCCCATAATGGATTATTTCCAGACGGGGCTGACGCTGAGTATGTTCACACGACCAACTTTCTAACGGCTTTTAACAGTGATGGATATTCTTTCGGATCAGCCGTAAATGCTAATGGCTATAAATATGCCTCCTGGACCTTCCGCAAAGCGCCTGGTTTCTTTGATGTAGTTACGTGGACGGGTGATGGTACGACTAAAGAAATTCCACACAACCTAGGTAGTACGCCTGGTTTTGTGATGGCTAAAAAACTAAGTCAGTCTGGCTCTTGGTACTGTGAACATATTAATACTACTCCTAAACAAATAAAGCTCAATGAAGAGGGTGGTGAGGGTACTTACCTGTCAAATTCTATTTTAGGCGCGTCTAATCCCGCTACACATATTAGAGCTGATGATGGAAGCCTTTCCAGTAATGGTCAAAACTACATTGCCTATATCTTTGCTAACAATGACCAACAGTTTGGTACAGATGAGGATGAAAGTATTATTAAATGTGGAATGTACACAGGTAATGGTACAACAAATAGTTTTACTGTAGGTTTCGAGCCTCAGTGGATCATGATTAAAAACATAGATAATAATAAACAATGGTGTATATTTGACCACATGCGAGGTGCTTTCCCTGGTTCTAATCAGTCATTTTACCTTCAACCCAATGGTAACAACAGCGAAAGTGTCGCTAATGTCAGTTTTACCGCTAGAGGTGTTAGGCTAGCTGATGGATCTAGTGAGACAAACACAAACGGGCAGCGTTATATTTACGTTGCAATTCGCCATCCGCATAAGCCGCCCGAGTCTGCAACGGAAGTGTTTGATCCTGTAGCTTACACAGGAAATGGTACGTCCAATACCATTGCGAACTCGTTGCTTTATACCGACATGACATGGATTAAACGTCGGACATCTTCTGACAGACCTGTTATTACTGACAGATTACGTGGACTAAATTATGTAGCAAGTGACCGTAATGATGCGGAAAGTATCTGGGGTACTAATGATCAAGTTCGCCTAGACAGTAATTACTCCACTAAGCGCTCTGGAAACGCTACTGGGTATAATAATTCCCCCAGTCAACCATACATATCTTGGAATTTTAAGCGTGCTCCAGGTTTCTTTGATGTAGTTGCATATACGGGGACAGGTTCAGGTTCATCAACAACGTTTAATCATAATCTAACTGTTGAACCAGAACTTATGATAGTTAAGTGTCGAAATGGTCAGGAAAATTGGGCTGTTTATAGTTCCAGTCTTGGAGCTACCAAATATTTGCGCCTGGAATCTAATGCCGCAGCTGCAACTTCAACTATTTTCTGGAATAATACTGCCCCAACTTCTTCAGTGTTTACTGTATATCCCTATGATGGGGTTAATGGCAGTGGCAAGACTTACGTGGCCTACCTATTCGCAACCCTACCCGGCATCAGTAAAGTAGGTAGTTACACAGGTACAGGTAATGATATTAATGTTGACTGTGGTTTTACTAATGGTGCAAGATTTGTAATGATTAAACGTACAGATAGTGATCATTTAGCTCATTGGTATATCTGGGATTCAGCCCGAGGAATTGTCAGTGGCAATGATCCCTACCTCATCGCGAATGATGAGGATTCTGAAGCAACCACTACTGATTTTATCGATCCACTTAATGCTGGATTTACAGTTACTTCATCAGCCAATCTTGGCATAAACAGAGATGGTAGTAACTTCATCTTCCTTGCAATCGCTTAAACAAATAACTAACTATGGAAATTAGAAACAGATCAACAGGTGAGCTGACTACCGTTAGTCAGTTCAAAGCCTCACAACCAAATACAAGCTTCCCTAAGCAAATTACAACTGAAGTCCTAGATAGTTATGGATACGATGCTGTGCTTAATGGAGCTGCAGCTACGGTAACTGCACCTTATGGTGTTAGTACACGTAGTGGTGTCGAAGAAATTGATAGCAAGTGGTTTACCAAGTTTGTCGCTGGACCTGTCTTTACTGACACTACAGATTCAGAAGGCAAGGTAACTACCGCTGCTGATAATGAAGCAGCGTATAAAGCACAAGTTGATAAAACTGCTGCTGATGCAGCTCGTGCTACACGCAACACGAAATTGCATGACTGTGACTGGACACAAGTTGCTGACACGACTGCTGATAAAGCAGCGTGGGCTACTTACCGTGCAGCACTACGTGACCTTCCAGCTTCGGCTGATTTTCCACACAATATTACTTGGCCGACAGAGCCATCCTGATTATGATTACCCTTATTCGCCCACTTCTCTTTCAATTTCTACAGTCTGACAAAGTAAAAGCTTTGATCGTAGAAATGCTAGAGCGACTAGCTGAGACTACCGATAACGATATCGATGACAAAGCAGTCGAATTTGTAAGAAACGGTTTGTTTCCTGCTAAGTAATGGAATGGGCTAGTCCACCGTTACTACCCTCTCTAAACATCCCTGATGCCCCCGGTTTGCCAGGTCCAGTACTTGGCCTACCAAGGGCAGAATTGCCCTCTTACAAGCCAATGGTGGTGCCTCCCAGCGTGCTTAGGGCACCTCCAGGCGTTAAAGGAGCAGACGATACAGATAAAGCACCGCAGAAAGAGACTAAAACTCAAGTCCCTCCTGCTACTGCCCCTACACTTCCACCGATTCCACAAGAGGCACAGATAGTAGAGATTCCATTTACGGAAGTAGAAGTTCCGTTACCCTCTACCATCATTATGACGACAGCAGTTACTACAGCTTTTATCTCTGTAGGTGCCACCTTAGTTGCTACTTCGTTATTCAAATACATCGTAATGATAATGAAGCCAGTTTTTAAACAAGCATGGAACAAACTGACAAAAAAGAAACAGGTCCAAGAAACTTCTTAGCCAAAGTAAAAGAAAATACTGAGGATGAGATTCAAATTTTAGGGACGTTTGTCCGCTTAGGTGTTGTTGTTTGGAGTGGGTTTATTATCACCCTTAATTATGTAGACCTTCCAATGATCAAAAAAGGTCAGAGTGGAGGTGACATAACCTTTGTTGCTTCTGTCTTTACAGGAGCACTCGCAACATTTGGATTAACAACATCCAACAGCAAAGCTGCTAATACAAAACCAACTGACAACAAAAAGAAAGAAGAATGAAGTATCTATTTCTACTTGTGATGCTGGCTAGTCCTGTAGCAGCTCAGCAAGTAACCCCGAACTTTACTCAGGGTTCAATGCAATCAACTACCACCACCACGATTGAAATTGATCGGACTATTGCAACCGAGATCTTTGGTGGTGCTTATTCATCATGGTCTGGAACAAACGTAACTCCAAGCGGAGATATTACAAACGGCTCTACAACCTTCTCTGTCCATACAGCAGGAGATCCGTTTCAACTAGAAACAGTAACCAGAGCAGCAGGTGTAGTAGAGACAATCGACATCGACGAAACAATCGAGTCAGTATCTACCACTACCTCCTTATCAGTCTTCTCACAGTAAGCCCTGCTTACGCTGAAGACCCAAAGGTACAAAACACATCTAACCCCGTTGCAGCCGCTACGGGCAACGTGACGAATCAGGCGGTGCAATTCCAGAACAATGGTGCACCGTCACGTCAATACTTCCAAGGCAACAACAGTTGCAACGGTACGACTATGCAGTTCTCACCCTTTTATATGGGTAATGACACTGTACCTAGAGATTCTGAAGGTTATGTCAGAAGTAATAACTTCGGTGTACAGCTGAATTTCTCTGTGCCGCTAGATGGTGGCATGATTGAAACCTGCAAAGCTATCGCCCGTAAACACGAAGCCAAAATGAGGCTTGATTACGAGCTAGTACGTGCAATTAAATGTACAGAGATTATGAGAGCTGGGTTTACATTTAGACCTGGCAGTCGTGTTGAAGTACTTTGCAATGACATCGTACCAATTGTATCCCTAACAAAAAAGAAACTAAAGACTCCCAACTGGTAATGCTTGAAGCAACAGTGACGCTAGTCATCGCTGCTATTGCTGGCGGTGCAGCTCTAAATAATAGATTACACAACAGAATTAATAACGTGCACGACCGTATTAGCGGCTTAGATCGTCGCATCGATGCAATTGAACTCGGTGTAGCTACTGACTATGTGTCAAAAGCTGACCTGTCAATCATGACTAAGCGGATGGAAGATCACATGATCCGCATTGAAAACAAATTAGATCAAATCGTATTGAGGAATAGCTAATGCCATCGTATGACAAATCTGCTCCACCTAAGAAGGTAAGAACAGACAAACCAGGAGATTCGCCAAAGAGCTACACGAACCCGTTTAGAACACCACTGGCACATAAAAAACTTAAAAGCGAACGCCCAAATTACAACGTATGACTTACAAACTAGTAGATACCATTCGCGGCAAGGTGCTGCAAGAGTTTGACTCTAAAGAAGCTGCTGAGAAAGCACTGAGTCATTCTTCAGTATTGGATAACAACGTAGTTGAACTACAAGCTCCTGCTCCAAAGAAGAAAGCCACCAAAAAGGTGAAGGCTGATGTCGAAGCAGCAGAATAAGGCTACAGAAAATCAGTTTAACGAACTCCATAGTCTAGTAACAGAAGAGTTTTTGAAGCGAGTCAAGTCTGGCGAAGCTACTACTCAAGACTTAAAAGCAGCTTGCGATTGGCTAGCTAAGAACGACATTAGCGGTGTTGCCTTTGAAGGTAATCCGTTGTCAAAGCTAGCAAGTGTAATGCCGTCTATTGACCCAGAATTAGTACAGAGCAGACTTTATGGCCGCAGGTAAAACGTCTACGTATTACAAGAACAACCCTGAAGCTCGTAAGAAACGACTGAAGCAACAGGCTAAATACAACAAGACAGCAAAGGGACTAAAGATCCGTACAGCAGCTAACAAGCTAAATCGGAAACTTGGTACTTATGGCAATGGTGATGGCAAAGATGCCTCACATACAGGTCCAAACAAAGGAAAGCTAGAGAAACCCTCTACTAACCGACGCAGACCACGCCTAAAGATCAAATACGCATGACCCCTTTACTTCCAACTCCTGAACATTATCTACACAACCTAAT